CTTGCTTTTGACTTCAACAGCTCCTATCCTTGATAACTCATTACGAATTAAGACGTGAATTTGGTCCTAATAAGGGCCATAGGCACCATAAGTCAAATCATAGTACGGGTGATAGTATTCGCCCGAGTTTTGTAAACAATTAATTGAGATATTACCTGTATTCATATCCACGATGACTTCTCCGAACAGAGTTGCCATCTTGCGGTATTTGTATACCGGGAATCGGTTTGACATAGCATCCAGACAACTGGGGCACTTGCGGTACCCCAGTTGCTGAAGTTTGTTGTAGTTGGGTTTTTTAAGTCTGTATTTTTCTTGAATCATTAACTTATCTGAACTCCAAATTGATTGATTGATGCCAACGGAATGCCTAACACTTCATCGAAATGAGATGGTTGATTTGGGATGAACCGTCCATATTTAACATACTAGTTTGGATAGTTCTTTAAGAGGCCGATTTCTTTTTCCACTTCTTCTGGATAATACCCGGTGAAGATAACGATATCATCATCACAATGATATTGATTTCTCAGTTTATTGATAAACCGATTCTATTCATCAATCTGATCTAAAGGTTCCTATCCCGAGAACACAATGCATTTGCTAATTGGATTATTAATATATCTTTTAATCAACACATCATCTTCGATGTTGATAACTGGAGCGTGAGCCAGAGGGCTGTTTTGACAGCAACCCTCTCCCCACTCCTTATCACATTTGAAAGAACATGTTGCCGTGCTAATGAACATGCAAGGCTTTTTGTAATTTACAAAATCCTCGTCACGGAGACCTTTGATTCTCATCTCATAACTCCATCATTGGCAAGGACGTTCATCCACCGACGCTTATCAAATTCACGTTTACGGATTTTCTGATAACTGCTGACTGGTGTGTAGAAGCCCACCACCCTTGTATAAGTGTCTGCAATCGGCTTCCCACACTTAGGACACTTTGTAGTCCCAATAAAAGCGTGCTTGTCTTCGCAAACAGAAATCTTAGTGTTGAAGGCGAAATAGATGACACCTTGGGAAGCCACATAGTTCAGCATGTCCCACGCTGCTTCTTCATTGGGAAAGCGGTTTTCGATGTTAATATGGGCGATCGTGCCACCGCCACACTTGGCATCGAACAGAGAACCGAGTCGGCACTTCTCCTGAATTGTGGTCTGCTCCATTAACGGAATCCATTGATTGGAATAAATGAAATATTTATTCTGCTCGTACAGGAGGTTGTCAGCCGTGCACATTACACCAGCGCAGTTCTCTGCGGGAATAAATTCAATGTTAAAGGTAAAATCACATTTGAAGTTATCCTTAACATCGTTCATCTAGTCCAGAATCTGAGTAGCAAACTCAACTGCTTCATCGGTATAGAACTTATTCCCAAATTCATCCGTAGCGATCAATCCGAAATAATCCATCACTTCAAACATGCCAATCGCACCGATGGTGCAGAACTGTTTGTCTAACTCTACTGCTCCATCTCTGTAGTTGGGAAGCAAGCCTTTTTCAATATTCCGCTGAATGATATGCCTCATAGATGTAAGAGCTTTGCAATCAAGTTCAACTCGATCTTTCAGGATATCAAGATATTTCTTCTTGTCCTTCTTAGACTCATAAGCAATTCTCATAAGGTTAACCGTGCTTACTCGGCAAGAACCGATTGACAATGCTGTACCGCCAATGGAGTTAATGAAGGCATCAAGTTTAGTGCTATCACTTAACAGCCTACAACAGTTGGAGAGGACACCAACATTGTCACTGACAAAGAAGTTTGAATCGGACCACTTGATATTATGTGTAGAACACCACCTAGCAAATTCTTCATCTACAAAATGCCCATCAACATAAAGGAGAGAATACGTGAGCACCGGGTACGTGAACATTTGCTCTTCTCTAATATCACTCACAACTTCCATGAATACCTGTTGGGCATAAATAATGTCATCCAGATAATCAATGGCATAGGTCCCGTCCGGGAATTCAAGACCACCAAACAACGATTCCAGATAAGGGTGATCAAAAATGGAAATGTTTGTGAAAGCGGACTGGTCAATCCTCTAGAAGGGCTGATTGAGTCTGAAAATCTATTTCTGATACTGCTGTCTCAGATAATAGTCAGGGTTCTTCATATAGTACCCTTCTTCACAATCCTTCTTCCAGAACCACCATGCCCAAACAATAATATTGGGAAGCCCGACAGCGCCACTTTGACGGTTAGATAAGAAGGAGACAAATTCAATTACATCGTCGAAGAAAGTTGTAAGATGTTTAGGGGCTTGATTATTATATCCATCAAGGAAGAACAGTCCCTCTCTAGCCTATTTACCCTAATCATTGGCCCAGCAGTACGGGAAATAAGAAGCGGTAGCGCTGTCATTTAAATAAAAACCTTTGCTGAATTCTTGTTCAAGCCATTGCTTGGCGGTGCGCAGTCCCCATTGCTTCTTAATTTCCAAGAAGATTTTATTCAGACCAAATAGTTTGTCTTCGCTCTTGGCCTTTTCGGTCATAAAACTGCGGATGTCTTTGTGATTGGCGTTGGCATTAGGATCAACGCTCACATCTGCCAGTGTATCTTTCTCAACGAAGTTGTTAATAAACTCAGAGAAGTCTAACTGGCTCGGATGGATACCGTTGATATACTCAAAGTCCTCACCATACTTCCGCTTTAAATCTTCCTAGTATCTCTCGAAGTCTTTTGATAACTTTAACTCAATATTCATTTTACATATCCCCCTTACTGTTGATTAATCCAAGCATTCGCAGCGGCAAAGTCTTTAATCTCCCCATTCACGCTCAGTAAGGGGGCCGACTTAAAACCCTACGCAATCATTTCTTGAACTGATTCGTTCAACACATAAGGGATATTTTTTGCCTGTAATTTCTTCTTAAGAATGGTGCACTTAGGGCACCCGGTAGAAAACTAAATAACTTCATTCTGCATGGTTACTTACACTCCTTCGTCGTATTCTAACCACGCCTCCGCCACATGACCATCTTTTAGCGTGAGATATACTCCGCTTTTCTCATACAGTAACTGTGCCATCTCCTACGAAAGCGTGTCTAAATTGATTATCTCCATCTCTTTTTTCTCCTTGTTCTCCATATATATTTACCCCTCTTCTGTATTCTCTTTGTCAGCGAGGAGTTGATCTCTTAAGTGAGTAGCGTACCAGATAATCTTCTCAACATCTTCAATGGGATTATCTTTCTTATCCCAACGGCACGCATACTTAATAATGTTCCCGGTATCCGTCGCATAGATACCATTCATATTGGCTGTGAAAGCCTTAATAACATCAATAACTTCGATGCCCGATTTGCTCTGATAATGAGCCGGGTGACTTACTCTCTGATTACTAGACTCATACATTGAATTCGACCCTCCACACTCTATTAATTAATTAAGAATTCATCAGCATACGGAAGTGACTCCACCCATGCGCAGAAACAATCGACCCATGCTTCTTTCATCCTGTGGTTCTTCCTCTGATGATAGATAGTACGCAACTCAGCATAATTGGTATCAACCGTGCGCATCTGAAGGAAGCCTTCCGGCAACAGATTCTTAGCACGACGCAGTAAACGCCTCTGCTTCTCCGAATCGGTTGTTGCTCTATATGCCTGACGCAGACTCTCAAGCCTATTGAGTACAGTGACGAACACTTCGTCATCCATCCCATCCGTCTCAAACTGGTTGATTGAGATAGGCTCTGGGTTATTCAAGAGCTTATGCATCGTGGATGTACTGTTCTTGGTATTGAAATGATAAGTATCGAATTCTGACCACCACCATCTAGGAGCGGTGATGTCGGCTTGAACATGAATCATTCTCAGAAACTTGCAATGCTCTGGTCCTGCGCTGATCAAACGCTTTGCCAGATTCATATCATTCGGGCCTATGACGTAACCGTTACCCCAGTGATATTCACTGTCGGCTTTGGCCCAAGAGTTAAGAGGATTTCTCATTCCGTGCTAGGCACCCTCAAAGCCAAACACGTTAATTGTCCGTATCTCCATATGGTCTCCTTTTCATCTAAGATGCCCCGATTATAGCATAAATCATTACCAAAGTCAATATTATAGCACACATATGCCCTGACCTTAGAATACCAGAGGCGGGTGAGCGTGTTCATATATTAATTGGGAAAGAAAAGTCTGCTTCTGACTAAGCGCTTGATTACCCACTGCCATGCGCAGCGCTCCAGTCTGAGCAATCAACTCACACTTCTTCTTAGCACGAGTAATACCTGTGTACACCTATTCTCGTGTGAGTAAGGAATATGACGCAAAGTCTAATCCGAAGATGATGTGGTCTGCTTCAGAGCCTTGAAACTTATGAACGGTAATAGCATACCCCAGTTCAATCTGACTCCAAAACTCTCTGGGAATATGAACAGTCCCAATACCAACAAAGTCAACAATCATAATCTCGTCACCATCGTCGTTGGTGGTAAACTCTTTAATAAGCCCGATGTTACCATTGTAGATATTAGGGTGTACTTTATAATTGTTAACGGTATTCATCACCTTGTCTCCTTCACGGAGAACATAAGGCTTACCATTGGCGTATCCCGTGTGTTCCTTTTTCTTTCTGGATTTGGGATTAATCAACTCCTGAATCGTGTTGTTCAACTCATAGGTGTTGGCTGCTCCACGGTTCTTTACAGGAACGATTACCTGCTCTTGCATCAGATCAAAATCGGGACGGTGCATAGCCTTGGTAAATGCCTCCATAACTTTATAAAAGGTGTTAGAGGCATCTGAGTAGCAGTCAATGGTCAAGTCTTGCAGCTCACCCCGGGTCTCAGTACCCACCCAATCCTTATCAATTAATTGAATTCCAGACCTCACTTTCACACTTTCAGTGACTATGGCTGACTTCGCTGCCTGTCGGTGTATCTGCGTTAAAATCACGGTTGGAATCTCATGACTATTAATCATATCATGGGCTACATTACCCGCACCTATACTCTCCAACTGACCCGGATCACCCAGAAGATAAACCTTAGCACCATCTGGGATAGCCCGGAGCAAATGATAAAACAACTCAGAGTTAATCATGGATATCTCATCAACGATGTAGATATCATAAGGCATCTGGTTATCAGCGGTGTACGCATAAGTGTGACCATCAAATCCAAGCAACCTATGAATGGTGTATCCAGTGGACCCGGTGACCTCACTCATTCTGGCAGACGCTCTTCCAGATAAAGCGCACTGTACAAATGTGTAATCTTTCAACACATCAATAATGCCGGACACAAGAGACGTTTTACCAGTACCACCAGAGCCAGTGATAATGGTGATATTGTTTTCCAGACCAGTTTTAATCCCATTAAGTTGTTCGGAAGTAAATTCAAATCCTTGCTTCTGCTCTCTTTTATGAATTGCGTCTTCCCAGTTTGAGGCCACAATATGTGACCTCGAATCACGCAAGCGGATAAGTTCGGTTGCTATTCTATCTTCGAGTTCGTAATACTTCTTCAACCCAATCTTAGTATGTTCGTCATTCCACCACAGGTACGGCTCAACATCCTCATGATGAATAGCCTCTGTAATGGCCTTGTCGGGTACATCTTCACCAAGATTATCAAGAATACTGTTTAATAATTCGTCCGTGCTAATCCATGAAGCACCCGTTTCACCGCAAGATTGCAGATAATACAGAATGAAACCACCTATACGTTCCGGGCTGTAGATGCCAAGACCACCATTAAGGGCAATATCATCTGCCGTTTTCCAGCCAATACCGCTGACCTCGTGCACCAGTATATAGGGGTTCTTTTTCACCTTGGCTACCGCTAAGTCGGGAGACCCATACGTATCAATCAATTTCATAATAATGTTGTTGGTCAGATGGTACTCCTCCAATTCAACGAATATTTTCGCCATGTACAACTTGGTCTGAAACCGTCGAATCCAGTTATCAGCAGTAACCATACCGCAGCCTTTAACCTTCACAAGCGCTGCTGTGTCTCCCTCTTTCAAAGCGGTGAATGGGTCATCAAGAGCATCGTAGAGTGCAATTAACTGCTTCTCGGTGAACAGTGAAGCAAGATATTTTCGTCTGGCCTCGCTATCATTCTCACCAAAAGGGATGGCTGAGTATATAGCACTGGCGTTATACTGCTCACCCCATTTCGGATCAACAACCCTTTCGGCTATAATCTCTACTCGTTCACCAACCTGTGTCGGAGCCATATTGCCCTTGACGGTAATCATATCACCACGGTGAATGATGGATTTACCCTTTTTAACTTCAACAACGGTGACA